ATACTTCCTGCCAGAGGCCTGGGGGTGTCCCCCAGCTTTAGAAAGTCCCCCAAGATTGGGGGATTAGGGGGTTGATTGAGACTATTTCAGCAGTCTCAATAAGGGCGTTATAAACAAATATGCAGTCGGAGAGGACGAAAAATTGATCAAGGAGCGGCTGAGGCCCTATCAGGTAACGGTGGGCAGGGCAATCCTGGATAGCGTGCTCAACCACCGGGGGCTTACATTCTCGGTGGAGATGGCGCGGCAGGGGGGGAAGAACGAGCTCTCAGCCCAGCTAGAGGTGCTGCTGCTCACCATTTTCATGGCAAAGGGTGGAAACCTGGTCAAGTGCTCCCCCACCTTCAAGCCGCAGACGGTGAACAGCATGATGCGCTTGAAGGAGCGCCTGAGCGACGCCGGCTACAGCGGCTTCTGGGTCCCCGAGCTGGGTTACATGCTGCGGCTGGGGGCGGCGCGGGAGATATTCTTCAGCGCCGACAATGCCAGCCACGTGGTGGGGGCCACCGCCCATATCCTGCTGGAGGTGGACGAGAGCCAGGATGTATCCAGGGAAAAATATTCCAAGGAGTTTCGCCCCATGGGCTCGGCTACCAACGTGACCACGGTGCACTATGGGACCACCTGGGACGACTCCACCCTGCTGGAGGAGGTGAAGCAGACCAACCTGGAGCTGGAGAGAAGGGACGGCCTGAAGCGGCACTTCCGCTACGACTGGCAGGAGGTCGCCAATTACAACCCCGACTACCGGCGCTACGTCGAGGCGGAGAAAGAGAGGCTGGGGGAGAGCCACCCCCTGTTCCAGACCCAGTACGCCCTCAAGCCGATACGGGGCGGGGGCGGCTTCCTTAGCCCCGGGCAGCGTGCTCAGCTCCAGGGGGCTCATCAGCGTCTGATTCACCCCGGAGGGGTTGTGGATGCCGGGGGAGCCCGTAAGTATGTTGCCGGTGTTGACCTGGCGGGTGAGGCCGAGGAAGTCCGAGGCGGAGATGCCATGGTGCGCGCTATGAAGCCGCGGCAGGACTCCACCGTGGTCACCATAGGGGAGCTGGACTTTTCCCCCGACGTATCGGGGCTCCCCCAGCCCCGCGTGAACATCGTGGAGCACTACCGCTGGACCGGCAGACCCCACACCGACCTCTACCCGCAGCTCGTGGACCTGCTAAAGAACGTCTGGGGCTGCCGGCGGGTGGTGGTGGACGCCACCGGGGTGGGCGCCGGGGTGGCGGCCTTTCTCCAGAAGGCACTGGGCCGCCCGGTGGTTACCCCCTTCACCTTCACCCAGCAGAGCAAGTCCCGGCTGGGCTTTGCCCTGCTGGCGGCGATAAACTCGGGAAGGGTCAAGATGTATGCCGCAGATGGCTCCGGGGAGTACCGCGAGTTCTGGCATGAGATGGAGCGGGCCAAGAGCTTCTTCCGCCCCAGCCAGACCATGAACTTCTACGTCGACCCCGCCGAGGGGCACGACGACTTCCTGATGAGCCTGGCGCTTCTCACCGAGGCAGCAGGGTACAGGCCGAGGAGCGCCCGCGGCCGCCCCGTGGAGTAACAGGGGAGTCCGCGAAAAGGAAGCCATAAGGGGGTGTGTAGAGGGGTCTCCCCTCTGGCAGGGGTCTGGGGGTGTCCCCCAGAAATATCTCTCAGGGCGGGCGGGTGGGATATAAATAAAAAGAGCCCCGCCCGAATAAGGCGGGGCTCTCAATTATTCAAATGCCCTAGGCACGTTCACTGGCTCTTGCCAGCGCCGATGACCCGCCTCCTTCTCAACGACCAAAGGAGGAAGGCAGCGAAAAGCACCGCCGTACCGATCCCCAGGGCAATGAATGTAGTGGTAGAGGCTCCATCCAGAGATTCACCGGACGTCGCGCCCGGCTCCGACGGGTCAACCGGCTCCACCATCCCGCCAACAGGCCCATCGACACGGAACCCCGGAGGGTTCGGACCGTCAACAACATCACCGGGATCGTTATAAACCCCGTTCTGATTTGCATCGAAGACCATGTCATAATCGCCCGGCGTGAGCGGCGGAGACCATACGTTTGTCGGCACCAGGTTTCCTGCGCCGTCCGTGGCCACAGTAGTGAACCCGCCGGAAACGTCGCCGGGGATGGTATCCCCATCGGTCCATGCACGGTCTCTCACGATATACACTCTTACATTGCTGCTCACGGGGAAACCGCTGCCGGTGGCGTACACGATTTCGTCGACCGTGTAAACGTCTTTACCAACGCCTGCGTCGTTACTCGAGTTACCCTGGGGCGTTGGTGTTGGCGTTGGTGTTGGCGTTGGCGTTGGCGTTGGCGTTGGCGGTGGCGTTGGCGAACCGTTTTCGATAAAAAAAGGACTAGCTTGTGATGGCGGTGCGCCAACGCCAAGCAGCGGGACCGCCAGAGCCGCTGTCAGTAGGGCCGCTATTGATAGCGGTATAATCCATTTCTTCTTGCCTGTGTTCACCCTTTACCTCCCTTTCGGCTTTGGCTATCCCTTTAATTATTGAGACTGCTGAAATAGTCTCAATCAACCCCCTAATCCCCCAATCTTGGGGGATTTTTAAAATCTGGGGGACACCCCCAGACCCCTGGCCCCGATTATATCGGGGCACCTCTTTTTCAGCGGTCTCTTAATATAACGGGCTCTAACTTCAAATTTGCCTCATCCGCGTATCCAACACGAACACAGTCATTATATAACACGCTGATACAGGCACTGTCAAGCATTACCCGCGACCTGCATCCGGTTAACTCGCTTGACCCTGAACCGTCACCCCGCGGCAACCCCCACGTTGCCATGCTGAACTTGTTTCGGCATCCCTTGTTTCCCAGCAGAACACCACTGAGATTGCCACGTCGCCCGAGGCTCCTCGCAATGACGGTCGTGTTGCGCGCCGCAGGCCGCCCCTGTCGTTGCCTATCGTTGCGGATATGGTGGGTTTCGTTACAATCTACCCACCCTACATCTGTTTCACGACAGAACACCGGAGAGTGACAAAACCCTGTTGACAGAGTGGAACATATGTTCTAGTATGGGCGCATGGATGAGTTACCCCCGGAGCAAGAGCACTACCAGGACGATGGCTGTGACCTCTTCCCCTCATGCCTGCGTTGCTCCCTCACCCGCTGTCGCTACGACATCCCGGGGAGGCAAACCCGAAAGGATCTGAGGAATGTAGAGATGGCGCGCCTCCACCGGGCGGGGGTTGCTGTCAGGGAGCTGGCAGAGCGCTTCGGGGTGAGCCGGCGAACTGTCTATCGCATCACAGCACCCCGATCGGACCGGGGGAGCTATGAATAATATAACCCTCCCCCAGCAACTGGCCCGGATGGACCGTGACCGCATGAACCGTTATTCTGAGAACCTGGCCTTCTACAACGGCGAGCAGTGGTCACAGCGCTCTACACGCGGTGAACGCCACTTGACTATCAACTATGCCAAAGCTCTCGTCGATAAAGTCAGCTCCTACCTTATGGCTGGTTTTACTTTCGCTGTTGACCCCGCTACTCCTCCGAGCAAAGCATCGCCCCGATGTATCGGGGTTCGTCGGACCGACACTTCCCCCGACCTTGCGGCGGCAGCCGAGCGCTATTTGCGCAGTGTCTATGATGATAACGACCTTTTCGCCCTCGACTTTGATACCGAGGTGGACTGCGCCGTGCTTGGGGATGCCGCCTATAAGGTTACCTGGTCTCCCACTGAGAAGCGCATTCTCGTCACTGCTCCGGATGTCCAGGGGCTATACGCCTGGTGGATACCGGATAACGTTACTTCCGTTTACCGGGTGGCTGCGCGCTATCGCCTGTCCGCCGACGAGGTAAATATGCTCTACGGTATATTACCAAAGGGTAAGAGTGCCTGGGTTGTCGAGCTCTGGACAGACAGCACATTTGAGCTATGGATAGATAGCGACCAGGTCCATAGCAGTGCCAATCCCTACGGCTTCATACCCTACCTTATATTCCCCAATCTCAGGGAGCCTAAGAAGTTCTGGGGGGTCTCCGATATCCCCGTCATAATCGAATCCCAGCGCGAGCTCAATAGGGCCATGTCTCAGTTATCCCGAATCCTGGAGCTCTCCGGCAATCCTATCGCCGTCCTCGAGAATGTGGAGGAGTCCTCCGATATTGCCGTCAGGCCCGGCTCCGTCTGGAATATACCCGAGGACGCCAGAGCATACTTGCTTGACCTATTGCAGGGCGGGGGCGTTCGCCTTCATATCGATTTTATCGAGCTTCTATTTCGAATAATTCATGACGTTTCCGAATCCCCAAAGGCCGCATGGGGCGGCGCTGAGCGGGACCTGTCAGGCATCGCTCTGGAGATTGAAATGCAGCCTCTGCTCCAAAAGGTTAGGCGAAAGCGCCTCATCCGTGCTGCTGTATACCGACGCCGAAACGAGATGATTCTTTCCCTTGCAGAGCGCTTCCTGGGGCAATCCTATGGCGCTATCACCCACCGCATTATATGGGGGCCGGTACTGCCCCGCGACTTCCAGCGCCAGGTCACCAATGAGGTAGCCCTTATTCAAAGTGGTGTTCATTCCCGTAAGAGGGCTATGGATGGCCTCGGCATCGATGACCCCGAGCGGGAGTTTGCGCAGTGGCTATCCGAGAGACAGCGCATCATGCAGCAAAATAAAGACCTTAACACCAAGATGACGCACCTTGAGAGTGTGTGAGTGCTGCCGTTATCAAGGTGAAGGGAAATTATAAATAGGAGGTCATTGTGACCCAGGAAAACAACGTCCGACAGAGATCGGACTCCGATGCTCCACTCGGAGACGAAACCACACCCGAAGACCCCGTGGCTACTCCGGACCACCCCGATCTATCAGGGCAGGTCGCCGATCTACAGGCGCAGCTTGCAGCCAGGGATGCCGAGTTTGGGAAGCTAAAGGAAGCCCTTGCAGAGAACGGCACCCTTGCCGATACTCAGGAGCAGGAGCTTTCGACGCTGCGGACCGCAGGATCTGCCGCGGAGGAGAGGATCGCTGAGCTCAGCGGTAATCTCACTGAGGCTATTTCCAAGTACAAGGAGAGGCTCTATGCCGCCAATCCTGCACTGCTTGAAAATATGATCATTGGTGAAACCATTAAGGACATCGACGATTCTCTTGATAGTGCTCTCTTGCTCGTCGATAAGGTCAAGGCTCATGTCGCCGAGCAGTCGAAGGAGGTTGCCGTCCCTGCCGGCTCCCCGGAGCGCAGCGGCCAGGACCTCTCTGCCATGAGCGCTAAAGAAAAAATAGCTTACGCTATAGGAAAGGAGGTCAATTAGATGGCTATACTACTTGCCGAAGCAGCCAAACTAGCCACCGACATTCTCTTAGCGGGGGTCATGGAGACCATTGTCAAGGATTCGCCGATACTTCAACGGCTGCCGTTTGTTGAGGTTGTGGGAAACGGGCTAACCTACAATCAGGAGCTCTCACTGCCCGTCGTCGCATGGTATGACGAAAACGCTGCATGGGGAGCGGAGACCGCCCCAACCTTTAATAAGGTCACTGCCGGCCTGGAAATCCTCGGGGCTAACGCCGACGTGGACAACTTCATCAAGGCCACCCGCTCCAATATCCAGGACGTAGAGGCAGCGGTTATCGAGCTCAACGCTAAGGCCATCCGCCACGAGTTCGAGAAGACCTTCATCGACGGCCTGGGGACTTCCGGGGCTAAGGATTTTGCCGGCCTAAACGCCATCGTCCCCGTGCATGACGATTGGGTGGCCGATACTGTCTACGCCGTGGGGGATTATTGCATCGCCACCGCCTTTAACGGGTGGCGCTACCAGGTCACCGCAATAGCCGGTGACTTCAAGTCCCATGCCACCACCGAGCCGACCTGGCCAACCACCGAGGGTAGCACCGTTGTTGACGACCAGGTGACCTGGGCTTGCCGTTTCTGCCCCTCCATCGAGTCGGGGACAAACGGCGCCACGCTCACCCTGGCCTTTCTGGACGAGCTCATCGATAAGGTGCTGGGCGGGAAGCCCGACCTCCTTCTTATGAGCAGGCGGTCGAGGAGGAAAGTCAACGCCCTGTCCAGGGCTGCCGGCGTCAATCTCACCACGGAGCGTGACGAGTTCGGTAACTTCATTAATCTCTACAACGGCATACCCGTAGGGGTCAGTGACTGGATATTGGACAATGTCACGCAGGGGTCAAGCTCCGTTAGCTCCAGCATCTACGCCTTCCAAATGGGGGAGGGCGCTTTGTGCGGGCTTTCGTCCCCGGGTCTTATCCAGGTTGAGAGGGTCGGCCAGCTTGAGGGCTACGACGCCACCCGTACCCGCATCAAGTTTTACTGCGGGCTGGCGCTGTTCAGTGCAGTCAAGTGCGGCCGCTTGTATGGAGTTACGGACTAGTCCGAGTGAAACGTCGGACTCCGATGCTTTGCTCGGAGGCCCTTTACTCGCTGTAGTAGCGGGTAGGCCCCGACCTTATCGGGGCCTACCCGGTCACCACTCAGCAATGTATCCAGCTTCAGATACTCGATCGTCGAAACAGGGACACTCAGGGTCAAACTCGCAAAGCTATTTTATTATACATAATACATAAAGGGGGATTTATGGACTTAGAAACGATGGTCACTCAGGTCAGGCGGGATCTCCGCGACGAGGACACCGCAAACTATAACTGGACGGGTGATGAGATTGAACGGCACCTCGCCCACGCCCTCCATGATCTCTCCGAGCAGATTCCCTTACAGACTACCGCTACCCTCGCCACCGTCGCCGATTCCATGGATCTCAACATATCATCCCTCACTAACGTTGTGATGATACATGCCATTGAATACCCCCTTGGTTACACCCCCAAGCGATATCAGCGCTTTTCTCTGTGGGGGGACACTCTAACCTTCCTCGGTTCTCTTATCCCCGATGGCTCAGACTGCACCATCTACTACGGCAAGATTCATACCCTCAATGGTAGCGCTACTACCCTGCCCACGAAGTATCACGGCATTTTAGCTTCGGGGGCTGAGGGCTACGCTCTCATATCGTGGGCTTCTTACTCTGTAAACAGGGTTAATCTCGGCGGGCCCGACGTATCCTCCGGTTACCGGCATGCTGGGAAGCTTAAACTCGATTTGTTTCAGCGTGAGATTAAGCGCCTGGGTCGCCGCCACCGGGCTGTAGTATCCAGGCTCTATACCCCCGCCGAGGCACCGGTGGGCATGTCCGAGTGAAACATCCCCCGATAGATCGGGGCGATGCTATGCTCGGAGGACGTTGATTATGGACCATAACATAATACATATCATTCTGAGTTAATCTCAGAAAGGAGTTCACTATGCAGCCCGCCACCTTGCCAATCATTATGTCCGGGCAGGCAGGTCAGTTCCCGATACGCTGGCGGTTCTTATTTAATGCTTTAAGAGAGGAGGTAATTAGTTATGGTTATTTCAAAGCTTAGCAGCAGGAAGTTCTGGATTGGCGTGATCGCTGCTATCTTCTCTATGGTGGCTCTTCTCGGCTATGACATACCCATTGAAGAGGTAGTTGTTGTCGACGCAATAATGGCCATCTACATTCTCGCCGAAGCTATAGTGGACTGCTTCCGCAAAGAGCAAGCGTAAATGAGAAATCTATCCGCTTCCCTTCGTGCCGCTCAGTTGTCGGGATCTGCGAAGCCTTTCGTCGTAGCCGAAGTGAGGCAGAGGATAGCGGGCATCCGCCGCTTTGACTTCACCAGAGACTACACAGGCCCCCAGGGGGACGGCTTTAACGCACTAGCGGCCACCGGTGATGACCATATTCTCAGGTTATGGGTCGATCCCAACGACGACAAGCTATATTTACAGAAAAGATAAGTAAGGAGGAAGAACATGGCTAATGCTCTATATGACAAGGGCAGGGAGGGTTTCCTGGACGGCAGCATCGATTGGGATACCGACGATATCCGGGCGATCCTCATCGATACCGCCGACTATACCGTTAATCTGGCCACCCATGACAACCTCGACGATATCCCAGGAGCCGCCAGGGTTGCCGTCTCCGGGGCGCTTGCTGGCAAGACAGTTACCGGCGGGGTTGCCGATGCCGACGATGTCACTTTCAGCTCGGTAAGCGGGGACGAATGCGAGGCTATAGTGCTTTACAAGCACACCGGTACTGAATCTACGTCCCGTCTTATCGCCTATATCGACTCTGCCGGTGGCACTCTGCCCGTCACTCCCAACGGGGGGGATATCGAGGTCCAGTGGGCAGGTGCTGACGACTACATATTCAAGCTATAAGTAAGTGATCATCAAAGGGGGTTATCATGGCTTTAGTTTGGCCTGTCGATTGCGACACGCCTGCCAAGCGCACCGAATACTGCTACCGTGCTCAGGAGCTTCTACGGCTTATTCATAACGGCATGGGGAAGTGGTATCGAGAAGGCTTGACCGAGGCTCAATGGAATAATTTTCCACAGAAGATTAAGACCCGTTACCCATACGTCGCCTACTTAAGCAGGGCGGACTGGTACGATTTTACCTCTACTTTATTCGAGCCGATACATAACCGTATAGTCGAGAAGCTACTGCAGCAACGGGCTCTACTTTTTGATTCCACCACCTGGAGTATTGCCGTCGAGGACATCTAAGGGGGTAAAAACAATTCAACGTAATTAGCTATGAATTGTTTCCTTAAAAAAGAGAGTTTATCTAATGCCCTACGAAGATTTTACTACTTACACTGAAGTTGACCCTAATTCTGATGTATCCAAGACATCATCAACTATTACTACTACTTCCATGGTTTGTAATGTTGGTACTTACGTTTACGACGATAAAGGTGCAAGTCATTTCGATGGTGATTTTGAGCATCTTACCAGTTTTCGATGGACCGCCCATAGCTCAGCTGAAGGCGCTTTATGCGCCGTTTGGGGAGTCGCCAACGAAGTTAGCGACCTGGTTGACGTTGACGACGAACTTGTTACTTTCTACTACAGGGGTGGCTCTCTTTCTTTCTACCTTCGAGAATACACGGGTGGCAGTAGCACCGCAAGTGACGCCTACGTTGTCTCCCTCAATACAACCTACTATCTAAAAATCAAGCGTGATGAGGCTGTCGGCACTTACGGGACGCTATACTGCTACTTTTATTCCGACTCCGACAGGACAAACCTCCTTGACACGTTAGCTATTACACTAACTGAAAAACTAGACCTCAGATACCTTTATTCTCTCCAAAATAGGGACTTAAATGACGCCGACTGGACCTCTGGTTGGATTGCTAACCTGGATCTCCAGGAAGGCGAAGTCATCGAGCCTTCATCGATCAACTCCGCCGAGGCTTTCGGCACCCCTACCGTATCCACCGGTCCCGTTGATGTAACTCCCTCGTCTATCACATCAGCAGAGGCCTTCGGCACCCCTACCGTCGTCCCCGGGTCCGTTACGCTTACGCCATCGTCTATCGCCTCAGCAGAGGCTTTCGGTACGCCCACTGTATTTGCCGGCCTGGTCATACAGCCAACCTCAATAGCTAGTGCTGAAGCCTTTGGTACACCCAACCTCAAATATGATCAGACCGTCTCCCCCGCCAGTATCGCCAGCGCAGAGACGTTTGGCACTCCTTCCGTTGTCCCTGGTAAGGTGTCTATATCCCCCACATCCATATCCTCTCTTGAAAATGTATCTGCCCCCGTCGTCGTGCCCGGTACAGCGACCGTCACCCCCTCATGTATCGCCGGCGCAGAGGCTTTCGGCATCCTCACCATTGCGACGGGTCCGGTAACAGTAACCCCTTCCAGTATTGCCAGCGCAGAGGCCGTCGGTACTCCTTATCTCACCTATATCCAGGTCGTTACCCCCACCGCCATATCCTCATCGGAAGCCTTCGGCACCCCCTTCGTCTATCACTACGTCGGCGTCACGTCGCACGCCGTTTCCGTGTGCTCCTACGGTTCGTCCGTGTTCTTATTCCGCATTGGCCTCGACGGCCACCTGTACCGCCGCGAGAGCAGCGATAACGGCGATACATGGGGTAGTTGGGTAGACATGGGGGATATTAGTGGTGATGAAGACTTCCGCCTTGCCTGTTGCTTCAAGGATGCCGACGAGGCCATTGTCCTGTATTCCACCGGGTCAACCCTTTATCGCCGCCGCCTAAGCAGTGAAACATGGGAGGCGGCCGCCGCCTGGTCAAATTCCCTCAATTCCATTACCGGCATCGCCGTCACCTACATGGGAGATTGGAATGTGGCCGTCACCGGGACCGATGGCGATGACCGCCCCGGAGTGTGGACCTGTATTCTCGGCGACGGCTACAGCGGAGCTCCT